AGAAGATAGTAAGGCAAAAGGACGTTGGGAGACCAATCATGGTGGGGAATACTTTGCAGCGGGTGTTGGCGGTTCTATCACAGGACGAGGGGCGGACTTACTTATTATTGATGACCCACATACGGAACAAGACTCAATGTCTGATTCTGCTATGGAACGTGCTTACGAATGGTATTCATCAGGACCAAGACAACGTCTTCAACCTGGTGGATCAATTGTAGTTGTAATGACAAGATGGGCAACGGATGATCTAACAGGAAGGCTCATTAAATCACAATCAGAACCTAAAGCAGATACTTGGAAGGTTATAAACTTTCCAGCAATACTGGACAGCGGAAAACCTGTATGGCCTGAATACTGGCCACTTGAAGAATTAGAAAAAGTTAAAGCATCGGTGACAACGAAGAACTGGAATGCACAGTATATGCAGGACCCAACTTCTGAAGAAGGTGCAATTATTAAAAGAGATTGGTGGAGACCGTGGAACGAAGAACGGATACCGACACTTAAACATGTAATGCAAAGTTATGATACTGCATATTCTAAAAAAGAAACTGCAGATTATTCTGCGATTACAACTTGGGGAATCTTTCAACCTGCAGAAGGTTATGAAGATTGTTTAATTTTATTAGATGCAATTAAAGGAAGGTTCGACTTTCCAGATTTAAAAAATTTAGCTTTAGAGCAATATCAATACTGGCAACCTGAAACAACTATAGTTGAAGCTAAGGCTACAGGACAACCTTTAATACATGAACTAAGACGTGCAGGTATTCCTGTAATAGATTATGTACCTGCTAAGGGTAGAGATAAGTTTACTAGAATTAATTCTGTAGCACCTGTATTTGAGTCTGGTATGGTATTTGCCCCTACAGAAGAGAAATTTGCCCAAGATGTTATTGAAGAAGTAGCTGCTTTTCCTCATGGACAATACGATGACTATGTTGACTCAATGACCCAAGCAGTGATAAGATTCAGGGAAGGTGGATTTATAACAACTTACAATGATGTTGTAGACGAACCTAACTTTAAGATTGAAAAGGATTATAAATATTATGGCTAATTTTAATTATGATGAAAAACATCCAAAAGTTCAGAGCTTGAAAAAGTTTATTAATAAGAACAGGAAAGAAAAAAATCTTTTTAGAAAAGAACCAATGACAGATAAAGAAGCTAAAAAATTAGCTGACAAAATAGAATCAAGAACTTCAAAAAGAGTCACAGCTTCAGATGGTTCCTTCTCTCAAGGTGGTATGTGCAGAGGTATGGGCGCAGCTATCAGAGGTGGAAAGTTTGAGGGAGTTAAGTAATGGCATACAAAAGAGGACCTTCTAGAGAAGGTATTGCGAAAGTTAGAAACCAAACTAGAGAAGAGAGATTTAGAAGAATTCAACAGATGAGAGAAGAAACTGAAAGAAGAATGAACAAAAAAAGAGATAATCTTCCAGGTGGTTTTTTAACAGGCGGCCAAGCTAAGATTGCAGCTAAAGCTCCACCACCAAATAAAATTGATGCAAAAGATTTCGCAGTGCTTAGAGCTGAAAAAGCTAAAGGCAGAGGACAAGGTTTACAAGACGAGAAAATGAAACCAGGTAAAGTTATGAAAGCCTCAGTTGGTTTATTGGCACTTGGCGCAGGATTATTAGGAGCAAAAAAATTATTGGGTAAAAAAAAATCAGCTACGGCAAATGCTCAAGATGTCACAATGAAATCTACAGGTTTTGGTAAAAATATAATTGAAATGTATAAAAAACAAAAATTAGGTACACCAGGTATTGCAGGTCCTGTAATGAGACGTGGAGGAATGTTTAAAGCCGATAAAGGTGGCATGGGTGAAGCTACTAAATACAAAAAATATTTAAAAGGTTTGAAAGACATTAAAGAAAAAGCTGAGAATAAAAAATTTGAAGCGAGAAGAATGGCTTTAGCTGGTGGTAGAGCAGCTATGAATGCTGTCAAAGCTTCAAGAGTAGGTAAGATCGCAGCTGGTGTTGCAGGAGCAGCATTACTTGGTAAAGCAGCATTAGAAAAAATGTACGAGAAAAGAACTGGTAAAAAACCTTTTACAAAAAGACCTGCCAAAAAAATGGGTGGTGGCATGATGCAAAGACCTATCATGGCAAGCAAAGGTAAGTCTGTAAAAGTTAAATGTAAACTTGGTAGAAATAAGCCTACTAAAATGTACTAGGAGGGTTCATGGCCCTCAAAGAACTTTTCAAAAGAGGAATACAATCACTTCTTAAAAAGAAAAAAACTGATCCTGTATCAGGTGATACTCAAAAATTAATCACATACACAAAAGAATCTAAACAACTTCCAGCTAAAACATTAGCTAAACAAGATGCACAACTTCCTGTCAAAGTAGAACGTAAGATTACTGACGATCTATTGATGGGTGAATCAAGACAACCTGCTTTTGGTTCGTCTACATATGATTGGGTAATGAAAAAAGGACCAGGAAAATACTCAGCTGATGAATGGATTGATCATTTAACATCTACAAGAAAAGTTAATTACAAAGTCTTTGGTAAAAACGCTACAAGAACAGAAAGAGGACCCAAGAGATTTACATACGATAGAGGATCTAGGTTTGCTGGTAAAGAAGCTACTATTAATAAGGAAGAACTTTTTGATACTAACCTTGCAACCTTTGATGACTTTGGAAACATTACTGGTGGACTTATAGGTGCAGCAAAAAGATTTAATTTAAAATTATCAGCTCAAGATATTGGTAACATGATTAAGATGAATCCTGTTAACAGATTAAAACCAGTTGAATTTGGTGGTGTATTTACTTCACCAAAAGTAGATACCATTTTAAAAGGTGTGACAAGTCAAATAGATGATCTCTCAAAAACAAGTCCAGTCGCTGCAAGAATTTTTCCTACTATTAAAAGAAATTTAGAAGGTTTAAAAAGAGCAATACAGAGTGGAGACCAAAACAGTATTCAAAGAAATTACACAGAACTTAGAAGTGATCTAGCTGCTTTAAGAGGACAAGAGGCATTCAATCAAAATCAAAAGGTTCAGATCAATGGTCTAATGGGTGGACTTGATGAACTTGTTAGAATATCTAAAGGTGGTGGTAATGTAAGACCAACTAAATATCAAAACGAGACTAGCTATACATTACAAGGTGGTAACAACTACAGAGAAACGGTATTCGTTCTTGATGAACCTATTTTAGGTAACAATAACCCTATGAGAAACATGGGTCATTACGAAGGACTCAAAAATAATTTATTTCATGTAAGGTACGATACAAGAATAACGCCTGACGGAAAAAAGGCCATGGTCATCCATGAAATACAATCTGATGCTAATCAGTCTATTGCTAAACAGCTTACAGCGAAAGAAGCTTTTAAAGGTGAAAGAAGAATAAATCCTTTTCAAAAGGATATTGAATTGGATTTACTTGTTAATTCTAGAACAAAATTATTAAGAGATATGGATGATGCCATAGCTAAAAATCAATTTAATAAATCTAGAGCTATATCTGATGATTTAAAAAATATAAATCAACAAATTAATAATACTTTTAAAAAAGGAAATCCTTACGATGCGAGAAAAGAAAAATTCGATTATTTTCCTTTGTTAGACGCTGATGCTTATGGAGATTACTCACTTAAATTTTTAATGAACAAAGCGGCTAAAGAAAAATTTGATTATGTTGCTGTTATGCCATTTAATAAATTACATTTCAGGCAAGGTTATAAAGCGGGTAATGAAAGATTTTATGGTTATGCAAATGGTAAAGGTATAGATAAAAAAGGACAAGCAGTTATGCCACAACTGATGAAGAAAGCTGCAAAATTTAATGATTCAAAAGCAGGCACTATTAAACTTTCTTTATCTGATCCTAAAAAACCTTATAAAGAGGTTATGAAAGATACTTTTACATATCCTGAAGCTAAGGGCGGTAAAAAAATCATAAGTGATTATCATGAAACAGCATCTAATGGTCCTATGAAAGGATATAAGCTTATACAAGAAAATGACCCAAGGTTGTATTTCGATGCTTTTGCTATTGAAGTTAAACCCAATATGGCGTACACACAGAAACTCTATAAAGCTCAAGGTGGCTTAGTAGTGGATATATTTAAAACCTTATGATAAATTAGATTATGGCTGTAGAAAAGGAAATATCCGAAAACATCGTTGATGAAACTAAAGTAGAAGAAATTCAGGAACAACCTGAAGGTCTACCACCCGTTGTTGAGGTCGAAGGAGAAGAAGTCGTAGAAGAAAATTTAGAGGACGACTTCAATGCCAATCTTGCAGAAGAGATGGACGAAAGAGAGCTCAAACGTTTAGGGCTAGAATTAATTGGTGAATTTAAAAAAGATAGAGAATCACGAAAAGAATGGGAAGAAGGCTATACTAAAGGTTTAGATCTTCTTGGTGTTAAATACAACGAAATGACAAGACCTTTCAAAGGTGCATCGGGTGTCACTCATCCGTTGTTAAGTGAAAGTGCTACAACATTTCAAGCTTCAGCATACAAAGAATTATTACCAAGTGATGGTCCAGTAAGAACACAAGTCATAGGACTAAGAACACCTGCCACCGAACAACAATCAGATCGTGTACAAGAGTATCTTAACTATCTTCTTATGGAGAAGATGGAGGACTACACAACTGATATGGATCAGATGTTATACTATTTACCATTATCAGGATCGACATTTAAAAAAGTTTATTATGATGAATTTTTAAAAAGACCAGTTTCAAAATTTGTACCCGCAGAAGATTTAGTTGTTCCTTACTATGCTTCAGATTTAAAAGATGCAGGTAGAATTACACACATTATTAAAATGAGTGAAAATGATGTAGCTAAAAAAATGGCCGCAGGTTTTTATAGAGATATAGAATTACCTAATCCAAGTAATGTGCAAGATTCTGATCTACAACAAAAGATAGATGATCTTGATGGAGTTAAACCAGGATTTACAGATTACATACATACCATTTTAGAAATGCATGTTGATTTAAATTTAGACGACTACGAGAATTTTGATAAGAGATCTAAAAAATCAATTAAGATTCCATACATCGTCACTATTGACGAAAGCTCAGGAGAAGTTTTATCTATCTATAGAAATTACAGAGTGGATGACCAGAACTACACAAGAATAGAATATTTTGTTCACTACAAATTTTTACCTGGACTTGGTTTTTATGGCTTTGGCCTAATCCACACAATTGGTGGATTATCTAGAGCAGCTACAGTTGCACTAAGACAATTGATCGATGCAGGTACTTTAAAAAATTTACCAGCAGGATTTAAATCAAGAGGTATAAGAGTTAGAGATGACGACCAACCAATACAACCTGGAGAGTTTAGAGATGTCGATGCACCAGGGGGTAACATAAGAGATCAGTTTTTTAATCTTCCTTTCTCTGAACCAAGTACAACATTATTTAATTTATTAGGTTTCGTTGTACAAGCAGGTCAAAAGTTTGCAGCCATCACAGATACAGCAGTAGGTAATGATACGCAAAACAGAGCAGTAGGAACTACTATTGCTATGATGGAAAGAGGATCTAGAGTTATGAGTGGTGTACACAAAAGATGTTACTACGCAATGAGACTAGAATTTAAAATTTTAGCAAGGTTGTGTGGAGAATATTTACCTGCTGAATATCCCTATGATGTTTATGGTGGTCCAAGAACAATTAAAGGTACAGACTTTGATAACAGAGTAGATGTTTTACCAGTAGCTGATCCAAATATTATGTCAATGGCTCAGAGAGTAACCTTAGCTCAAACACAACTACAAATTGCTAGTTCTAATCCACAATTACACAACATTCACGAAGCTTATAGAAGAGTTTATGAAGCTTTAGGTACAAAACAAATAGAAACAATTTTAAAACCACCAGCTAAACAACCTGAACCTATGGATCCAGCAAAAGAAAATGCTAGAGCATTACAGATGAAGTTGTTAACTGCTTTTGAATTTCAAGATCACGATGCACACATAGCTGCTCACTCAGCATTTATGGCATCTAGAATGGTTCAAATAAACCCACAGGTCTATGCTTTATTACAATCACATATATCTGATCACATTTCTTTCAAAGCAAGACAAGAAGTTGGTGAACAAATGGGACAAGACCCACAATTAATGCAGTTACAACAAACAGATCCTCAACAATTTCAAATAAGGTTTGATGCTGCAGTTGCTACAGCTATCGCTGAGATTACTACACAACTAGTTCAAGAAGAAATGAAAGCCAGTATGGCTAAACAAGATCCATTAGTTAGAATAAAACAACAAGAAATTGATTTAAAAGCTATGGATATGCAAAGAAAAGCGGAAGAAACTAAATTTAAACAAGAACAAGAAAATCAAAGAGAAGCAGAGAAGTTAAACTTCCAATATGATAGACTTCAACAGCAAGATCAACAAGCTGATAACAGATTAGATATAGCTGAAAGAAAACTAGAACAAAAATAATGATTTATTATGGCAAGAACTGCAAGAGAAAAAAGAAAAGGACTTAGTGGAGGAAAAAAATTTGGACCACCACCTAAAAAAGGACCAAACCCACAAGGTATTACAGTTCCCCTCACTAAAAGAAAAAACAAAAAGTAATCAAGAAGCCTATTTTGCAGGTATTATTGATGGCGAGGGCTGTATAGCTTACGAAAAAACTAAACCAGGCTACGCGATACCCTCTATATCCGTTGAAATGACAGATAAAGATGTAATTACAAGACTAAAAGATTTTTTTGGTAAAGGATCCGTTGTTTTTATAAAACCTAGACAAAAACACCACAAAGATACATGGAGATGGAGAATTAGAGGTAAGGGTGCAGTTGATATTTACTTCAAAATATATAATTATCTATGTGATAGAAGAAAAAATAAAATTACTGAAGTATTAAAACAATATTGTGATGATGCTAACAGTAGAGAAAAGTACAAAAAATTAGAAGGAGTATTAAAAAATGTGGTTTCAAGCAATTAAATTAGCCGTAAGCGCTGGAAGTAAAATTTATTCTAACCGTCAGAAGGCAAAAGTTGCAATGTCTGATGCACAATTATTACATGCAGAAAAACAAGCTCGTGGTGAGGAAGCTTACCAAGGAAAACTACTTGAAGCGAGACAAAACGATTATAAGGACGAATTTGTACTTGGGATATTGTCTGCCCCTATCATAGTTTTAGCTTGGGCAGTGATATCAGACGATCCAACTGCGATGGACAAAGTAAATACTTTCTTTGAACATTTTAGTAACCTCCCAAAATGGTTTACAAATCTTTGGATACTTGTAGTTGCTTCTATTTTTGGTATTAAAGGTACACAAATCTTTAAAGGCACAAAATAAACTTGCTTTAAATATTCAAAGTGTTACAAAATAGTATGATCGAAACCGATTCAGGTGAAAGTAACCTCCTAGAAAAATGGACTAAAGATTTTGACTGTCAAGGATATTATTCTTGTGAAATAGGAATAAGAAAAGGCGGAAGTTCTAAAATTATAATGGACAATGTAAAAAATAACTTTTTACACATAGGTGTTGATCCTTATGGAGACAGGAAATACGAACATTTTGATAAGGGAAGTGGTATTAGGCAT